TGATCCAACGGTATACCATGTTTTTTTGATATTTTCTCAGCAAAGTCGTTGACGACAACGTTTATACGCTCCTCTAACTCTTCATCCATGAGTTTAACAACTTTCTCATACATGCTCATCCTTACCTTGTGTAAGCTCGTAATTTTTAAATAGGTCTTCAACAGTTTCTTCCTTTTTCATTCTCACCTCCTTAAGCCTCGCTCTCAAAATGGGTAGAGTTCCAGTCTCATCTAAACCGAGACGTTTACACTCGGTGATGAGTTCATCCTTCTTCATACCACTGAGGGATGGAAGTTTGGGAGGTTTTACTGGTTTGTGTTGGTTGATGATCTCACCAAATATTTCCTCCTTTACATTCTCATAGAGTGGGTCTAAGAGGTCACACACCGGATTAAGGAACTTGTTGAGGAAGTAGTAATGATAATCCACTGGTACCCCATTTTCCTCAACATATTTTGGGTCTTCAGCCTTCTCAAACGCCTTCGCCTTTGGATCCTTCGTCCTAGTAAGGAGGTAGGGTACCCGATCACCAGATTGTGGTTCCGAGCCGGGTCTCCGCTGTCGCATCTTTGTCACCACCTGGACATGCGACTGATTGATGTTGACACTCTCAGGGCTCGTAACAGACACAGATTTACCCCCAACTTTATAGGAATCGGATAGACCTTGACTCAAAATAAGCTTCTGATTTGGTACATCACCAGAGAGGAGTTCAATTGCTCTCTCCTTGGCAAGCTCTTTGGGTGGACCAGGATCACTTGAAGTCAGAATTACATCAAGAAGTTCCTTGGACACTTCACGAACGTGGGGTGTGTTGTCACGCCTCACGAGCTGAAGACCCTTTACATCAATATAGTCCATGTGCATCTTCTCATCCTTACCCTTTGTCCATAGCTTAGCGGCATAACGCTTCTTACTATAGAGGAAATAAGGCCAGTAAACCTTCTCAAGTTCCAAATTGTTGGGTTTCTTGAAGAGGGCCGAACACTCCTCTGCGGCTCTCTCACCCACTTCCCAACTGTAAGCAATGGCTTCCTCACCCTTACGATCACCCACATCAAACTCAACCATAACACTGTCCGTATCACCATACCTAACCTTTGCACCAGGGAAGTTCTTCTCCACATAGTTTTTAGTCTCCTCAATCATTGAACGACCCTTTGAAGTCGTCGTAGAGGCGATAGGAACACATGGAAGAATACCCTTACCAGCACCAGTAAACCCATAGACCGAGTTCATACTGATTTTATAGGCGAGCTGTTTTCCATTGTAGACTTCCTTCATGAAACCCGAAGCTGCAGCCATGTCCCTCTTAGCCTGCTTACGGAACTGCTTGAGCTCTAGAAGGATTGCTGGCAAGAGACTTGGTACACCCTGTGCAAACTTGTAGGTGCGATCACCAATATTGAAAGTCTCATACTCAATACCGGGTACGTTACCATACTTCCTCTCATCCATTACATACGATGAATAGCAGAGGTTGTGGGCCATCATGATACTCGGATACAGGGCTTCAAAATCAAGGGCAGTGATGGGTGTGTAGTACGCACCCTTTTGTGCCTCAAGGACTGTGGCACCTTCGTAGGGTTCTTCAGGTAGGGCACCATACCGAATAGTTGGAACCATGAAACCAAGCTCCCTCGCCTTCTTAGTCAACTGGGAAAAGACCTTAATCTGCTGCCCACGCTCCACAAGGAATGGAACTGGTACCCAGGTCGCTTTAGCCATCTCAACCAAGTTCAGTAGAGTACAGAGCTTTTTCATGAGTCTGTGTGGGAGTAGGGTATCCTTAATACAATACTCGGCAACCTCCTTCAACTTTACAGGATCCCCCTCCTTGTATCGGGCAAACATCTCCTTGGGAGCCATGTCAATCTTTTGATCTCCAAGGTACAGCTTGGATACACTGTCAAGCTTATAGCTGTCTAGTTTGTAACCCTTCTTAACCTCATGGAACAAATCAAAAATAAACCGACCACTCATTGGAAGAAGCTTCAAAAGGTTATCACCCAGTGCACTTGACGAGAGCTTCTTAATCACCAGTTCAGAGTCGGTGTCCTTGAGCTTTCCCAAGTTATAGAAGTCATAGTGACACCTATTGATTTGAGCACGCTTGTAAATGTACTCCATATCAAACCCGAAGATGTTCCAACCAGTGATGATATCTACATCCTTTTTGTGAAGATACTTCTGGAACGCCTCTAACATCTCCCTCTCAGTTGCATAGCTACGGATGTCACAACCCTCTAGAGTAGGGTCAGTCTGTTTGTAGCAGAGACACGTCTTATCGTAGGGTTCGTCAGAGCCAAACTTACACAGGGAAATTGCAATTTGAAAACAAGCATCACCGGGGATGTTTGCATCAGGAAACTTACCCGTTGAGCTATTACACTCAATATCTACAGATGCCACAACAAACGGGGCGATGTCATCCCTAGCTACAGGTTTGAGTGTGGTCCAGTCGTTACAGAAGAGATCAATATCCACGTTCGCGAGATGAGATCGGACACACTTCTCACCACTATCCAACCAACCGGTAGATTGGATACCAGTACGATGCATCAGACGAAGTACTGGATCTAGATTGGATTCGTACACCTTAACATTCCTCACACCAAAAAGTTCAAACAGTTCAGGGGTCCTGTCAAGTGGTCTACGCAAAAAAGAATCCACAAGGCGGCGAGCCTGTAAATCCTTAAAATTAATTTTCATAAATGCAAACTCCTCATTATTTTGGAAGCCCCAAACATCTTTAGACTTCATCAACGAGTAGGCAACCAGAGAGTCTTTACATTTATCACCGAGGATATTGTAAATTCTCTGAACCTTCTGGGAATCAATTCCAGTTGGGAGTTTAATAAAAAAGTAGGGTGTAAAAGCTGTTGTGAGACAGACCGACTTCCCATCCTCAGTCTTACCGAATATACTAATCAGGTGCTCATCTTCGCCGTCTCTCGCCTCCCATGTAAGTGCTTGGAAGACTACCATTGTGTAATTAACGACCGAAAATTTTAATATACTTTATTAGTAAAAATGTCTGCTGCTTTGATTGACCTTGTATCTAAAGGTGCTCAGGATGTGTACATCACTGGCCAACCTCAGGTCAGTTTTTTTCGTCAAAATTACAAGCGCCATACCAACTTCGCGATGAAGCCCGAGCGCATGGATTACATTGGCACCTTCGCCGCCTCCAACGAAATCACCGTCCCAATTCGTTCCAAGGGTGATCTCCTCAGTTACATCTGGATTGAGGACACCCTCATTTCCAACGTCGCTACCAATACCGATGGTCTCTTCTCCGCGGGTGCTTCTAACCCAACCACCTTCGAGTTGTGGATTGGTGGGCAAAAGGTGTCGGAACTTGACTCCCTCTTCATCCAGGGTGCTTACAATCCTCTCTTACGTGATAACTCTGCCAAGGCTTCGTGCACCGTCACCACCAATGTTGCCAAGGAGAACCACGGTCAAAACCATTTTATGATTCCATTCTTTTTCGGTGAAGACTGGACCAAATCTCTTCCTTTAGTGGCCCTCCAGTACCACGAAGTGGAACTTCGCATCAAGTGCCGTGACGGTTACACTCCCCAAGGTACCCCCAAGATCTATGGTAACTACATCTATCTTGACACTGATGAACGCGCTTACTTCACTGATACAGAGCACGAGATCCTCTTCACTCAGACTCAATACCAGCCGGCCACCAACACTGACACCGAGTTGGATCTCAGCTATTTCAACCACCCTGTGAAGTCTATCCACCTCGTCTCCGGTGCTGCCGCCGGTCAGAAGTGGTACGATGAGTATACTTTCAGTACCTCCTCTCTCTACATCAACGGTACTCCTCTCTATGAGAACACTTCCAATGTGTACCACCACAATGTTGTGCCACAGATGCACTGTACCGATCTCCCAGACGATGTTTTGGACGATCTCCCAACCTACACATGGCCTTTCTGTCTCTCCATGAGCAAGGCGCAGCCCAGTGGAACCCTAAACTTCAGTCGCATCGATAACGCGAAGCTTATGGTGAACAACGTTTCCGGTGGTAACACCCTCCACCGTGTGTACGCGGTCAATTACAACATTCTTCGTATCAAGAATGGCATGGCCGGTGTCGCCTTCGGTAACTAATTTTATACACTCTCAGTAATTTTAAAATTACATATGATTGAACCTAATTTCAATGATATGTAACCTAAGTCGTCTCAAGTTAAGTAAAAATCATCTCAAAATGGATCTCTTTCACAAGTTGATTGATTTGATTGACAAGAATGCTGAGCGCATTCCAGAGGGTGACTACGTGGACATTTGTAACACCATTAAGGAACTACGCGAAAAGGTGAAACCACCTCCATTCCTCCTCGATCAGAATGACCCACTTTGGGTTACCGATGGACCTCCTGTATACGTACCTACCACTCCCGGGCAACCACAAGAATGGTTTGAAGATGAAGAACCAGGTCTAAACGAGTTTCTTCAAGAATTGCACGAAGAGTGGTCTAGAACGGATGATGGTAACGGAGAGGAAGAAGATGAGACTCTCTCAGCTGCAGAGGCAATGGGTCAGTTGAGAGAGCACATAGAACGACATGGAGTACCTGAGAGATTGACAATCAACTTTGTACAGTAATTTAGATTTCTAGTTTCTTAATAACAGATGCGAGAGAATACATGATTGGTGGTACAGACAAAGACCCCATAGTGGTCATGAATGCTGTACTCGCATCCTCGGGTGTTTTGACCTCTCCATTAATGACTTTAGATATGGATTTTTCCATAATTGTATCAACAGTTGTATCAATAGGTTTCACGATCAGAGGAATGGCTGCAAGTCCAACGAGGGTTGGTAAAAAATGAAAGAACTGACTATCATCTAAATGTTTATTTGATACAATGCTAGCAGCCATGCTTACAATAACCCGAATGATTGAACCCGGCCAGAAAACCGAAGCGAGCATCTGCCATGTCAGGGTTTCAGTTGAAATACGGAGTGTATCTTGAAACTTTTCACCTTCATCAGCATCCTC